GCGCCCTCTGGGGCAACAATCCCGGCACTAGTCCCCTGTGTATCCCCAAATAAATATGTTCCAGCACCAAAGTAAATAGAAGTATTAGAAGATAAAATAATGCCGCCAGCGAAATGAGCTTGAACATCTACAGGATCAATGCTTCCAGAGCCAAAAAATGCTGAACCTTTACCCAAGCCTCCAGCAAAAGCAATATTTACATTTGAAGGAATTGGCAATACTGCAGTGCTAGAAAAACGATAATAATCTCCAGCTACTGGCGCAAAAACTACATTTCCACCACCATCTTGCCCAATATTATTAGATGCAATATTAAACATCAATGCAATAAACTGATTTGTATTAGCATTTGCGTCTGACCCAGAAAAGATATAATCTGCAGCCTCTTGCCATTTTGGCTCTGAATTTTCATGAGCAATTAAAAAAGAACAAGATCTTCCGTATGCCTCAAAACGCGAATTTACATTAGAATACGACCCCACCCCAGTCCACGTAGAGCCAATTTTATCAACAATGGTTTCCAATGCCACTTTTGCTTTATTATGATCTGAAGGGTGATTATCTATCTGAAGAGTAGTATTTGTCCTGCCATCACCTGGCAGTATCGGAGGCCAAACCATATTTATATTATACACCATAAAAGTTTAAACAACAAAAAAGCCCCCGACTACTCGGGGGCTTTTTTAAAGTATTTAAGATTAGAGACTGCGAACGGCAACGTTCTTCGCCTGAACGAAAGCATCGCCATTTTCAATCTGAGTTGCAATACGCATGTACTGAGTAAACTCAATAGCATCCTTCCTTGGCTTAAACTCGCGGAAAGTCTGAATGTTCCGCTGAATGCCGAAAATACGGTTATCGGGGAATGTAAGCTCCAAAACACCGTGATTTCCAGAAGCGCCAGAATAGCTGCCACTCTCAGTTTCTTCAAGAAGGGGAACTTCCCAAAGCGGAATACCAAACGGACGCACACCAACATTACTTGAAGCACCGCCAGTAGGGCCACCAAGACCATTAAGAATAGCATCACCTTGAACCGAACCAGGCGAAGGTGAACCAGTCGCACCAGTCGCAAGCGTAAGTGACCACAGGTAGTCCTGAACAAGACTTGAGCTAGTGTAGAACTTCAATCGCGAACGCTGCTGAAGGAACTTATTCGGAAGATTCCGAAGTACCCGGTCAAAAACAGCGCGAGTTAGGTTTGCGCCAGCAACATCTACAATGCGACCAGCATTAGTCCCACCACTACCACTACGAGCAAGCTTGCGCCAGCCGTCAAGTGACTTAAGCAGCGAGTCGGAAGAACTAGTGTCGCCATGAATAGCAAGATCTTCCATATCATTTGCGGCCTGACGGGCCATGAGAGAAACAACGTGATCTTCTAGCGAACGACCCTCAATGTTGTCCTCTAGTGATTCGGCACTTAGCTCCCAGTCCAAACGAAGCTTGACTGTAGTCATTGAAATCCTCGTAAAAGTCGGGTCTGCATTATTACCATCGTCAACATTCTCAGTAGCTTTACGCACAATGCGGCTACCAATGTTTACCTTATTAATATCTTGGGTAGGCTCAACCATACGAACGACGCGACTGTCCTGAATAAGAACAGACTGATCCACAACATAGTCGATGAATCGGTTAGCCTGCTTTGCGTTCATTAAACCGCCGCCGTCGCCGATTACGGTTGTGCTCACCACCTTTTCAAGTAGTTCTCTTGAATCCATTTTATTTATTCCTCCAAATCAAGATTCGTAACCAAGCGCCTCAATGAGCGGCTGTGGTAGAAGTAAGTTATTCCAGAAACTTTCGGTCTGAATTGACTTCTCAATAATTTCTTCTTCAATTTCTTCTGTCTCTGCCGACTTGCGAAAAGCACCAGAAGACTCAACCTTCTCAACTCGCTCTGAAACCTCAGCGACAGAAGCAGAAAACTTCTCATCGACAGACTTAGCAAAGTCATTTAGCTTTGCCTCAATCTTTGCATCAATTTCAGCAGAGAGAGTTGAAGCAATCTCGCCCTTAGCCTTGTCAAAGCCCTCATCGAGCTTGGCAGAAAGCTTATCTAGAACCTCTGATAGATCCACTTCATTACCTCCATTATTTTCGATATATTCAGTGGATTCATTAGATTCCACCTCTACTCTAGTATCAATTGATTTATCAATTGTATTTTCTGCGGAAATAATCAATTCTTCAACTTCTTTATCTTCCACAAAAAGATTTATAAATTTTGCAAAAATATTGCGCTTTTGATCTTTAGTTAGATCTTCCATGATACCGATCCTATCATTATTTTCATTTTTGTGCAAGTCTTTTGCAACAATTTCACGATCATAAGACTTTGACGCATCACTTTCCGCCTGTCTACTGATTTTATTAGCCCAAGCTCGCCCGGCATCGCCGCCCCATAAAAGCCAAGCAATCTTCCCAGCAGAAGGGTAACCTTCCTCGCCCTGATTCCACCCCTGACCCTGTTTATCAACCTCATGGCGAGCAAAATATGAAACCATTCGGCGAATAGTGCTTAAAGAAATGCCTTTGCCATTAGATAAATCTCTCGCCCGAGCAACGCCAATAGAGGTTCCACCACGATTAAACTCCCTGCGAAGCTCCAATCCCCGAGCCGCCTCTGCACGCACCGACTGTGGGGGAATATAGCTATCAACTTTTTCTAACTCATTATCATCTTCTTCATCATACTCTTCTTCGCCATACTCTTCTTCACCATCATCTACAGAGTATTCGCCACTTTCGGAATCCATGCAATCCATTTCCTCCATCGGGCCACCACACTCTGGGCAGCAATCCTTCCGAAGCATCGAACCCTTATTGCAAGCTTTACAGACATATATCTTGCTATTAGCATACTTTTGCATATCTAAATCAAAGTCTGCAAGTTTAACCATAGAAAGCGTCGCAAGGGGATTATCGGGATTGTCAACTAAAGATAGTTCATTAAGCTCATAACCCGTGATTACACGAACATTTTTATCAAGCTCTGGCATATACTTATACTCTTTCGATGTAATAACTCCACCTATAGAGTATCCACGCAACGTACCATCAAGAACTTTTTGCCAAGTATCTTCCGCGCCTTTTGAAATATAAGCTGTCACTTCTAAACCCAAATATTTCTCTCCACTATCATCAAATACGTCAACTTGAGAAATATTTATAGCTTTACCAACTGCTTGCTTATTATGCATTTCGCGAACATTTCCAACCCAACGCTGAAAAGCTCTAAACGAAGCATCAGGCGAAACAATATCTCCAGATTGATCAATATTATTTGCAGTTGCTACGCCAGAAATAGTTCTTTCCTCTCTATTTACTTTAGAAAAAGGAAAATTTAGATTCATACGATTCATAATAAACTCATACTACCAAATTTTTAAATAAAATGCAAACTTAGGAGCTTAAAACAATATAAACTATCTGTATTCTAAATATACATTATTAAACTGACAGGTGGGCGACCCTGGTGACCCTGACCCGATAAACCCAAAACTTATTAAGGTTGATGCTGTTCGTGCAGCAGTAGCTATAGGTATCCAATTAGATGTTATAACACCAGTACTTTGGCATGAAATATTAACATCGGTGGACGATGAGCCAAGCATCGACCATGAAGCACCAAGGTTAGTCGAATATCTTACCGACAACCATGCGCCACTCTCTGCTTCGAAAATATATCCAATAACGCGAACTTCTTTTGCAAAACTTAAATCTATGTTTGTCCTACACCACTGTTGATATTCCAAAAAAGTGGGGGTTATTGCGCTTGACGTACTTAAAGTACTGCCAGAAATAAGAGAAATTCTTGTTGATGGTGTATCAAAAATTCTATTAGAATCCGCCGTTCCTGGCGAATCTATGTCTGTTCCCGGCATAAAAATATTATTACGACTAATATCTGGTAGTGGCCTAGATGTAGGGTCGGACAAGTCAACATATGGGTGAAATGGATTTGTCCATCCAGATCCAGTGTTAGGCGCATACCTTGGGTCCCAAATCCATTGCGCAGTATTTCCCTCTACCGCAATACCAGTAAAGTTAGTCCAAGTATCAGCAACTATTAACCCTTGAAAAATCGATGTTCTCTTTCCAGAAATTTGCCAACCAGAAGAATAGTCGTTGTTGGCTATATTAACAGGAGTAGTGCTATCTCTTGATGCAAAAATTTGAAAAGTATTAAGATTAAGATTGTTGCTAGCGCGCTTTACATAATAAACAGTATTAGTGCTAACGCCAGAGTCTTGCGGCACCGCATCAAATTCGATTGGCTGAAGCTGCTTCAGACCATGTTTCGATAGAGGAGCATTACTACTACTACTACTATAAAATGTAAAAGTTTGATTATTTGTAGTGTACCTAACCCTTCCACTCGTAGCGAGTCCAGACACTCCATTATCGTAATTTAACAAATCAGACATTGAGCGAAAAATATTATTAGTAATTCTAACATTCATTACTCTACCAGATGAATTTCTTACACGAATTGCTGGCTTACAGTCACTACCGCCGTCGCCATTGTTAAACATATTATTAGCAATAACTGTTCCACGAACCCAACTCTCCCGGCCATCCAAAATAATATGAGCGCCAGCTTGACCCAACTCTGTAAGACTTGAGCTTGTTGAGTAGCCCTCTTCAGAACTATTTTCATTGGCAGAACCAGGGTTGTCAAAATAGTTATTTGAAATAATGTGCGTCTGCCCACTTACAATTAAGTCGGCATACCCCACAGCAGGATTACTTACCCCACCAAAAGTTAGCCCATCCCCAGGGTAGCCAGTAGTGCTACCAAAATTTTCTCTTCCCATTCCACCGCTAAATGGGTGATTGTCAATATACCTACAGGTGGCTGCGCTAATCCATGTGCCGACTGTTACCCGTAATGTTTTTGTATTATTTTTAATAGAACAATCTGCAGATTTATAAATCATAATTCCACAAGAAAAAACAGTATGGGCATCAATATTGTTTGGAGAAGGATAGGCGGTCGTAGTTTCTCCCCTCACACGACAGCTTTCAATATCTACGTCTTGCGCAGTACCACTTTTACTTATTGCAAATGTCGATTGAACTGTTTGTCCCATGACCACCTCATAAGTTAAAGGGGTAGAGAGGTTGTTAAACGTGTTAGCCCCCGATACCGTAATTGATGATTGGTTATTGGCGGTGATCGTGGCAGTAACAGAGGTAGACCCAGAAGTAACTTTTACGCTTAAACCGATTAAACTATTACTGGTACTTGGTATCGAGTTATTTGATGTAAAATTTACAACAGAGTTACCTGAGCCAGTAGTGATACTGTTAACTGAACCGGCAATTGAAATAAATGTTGGAGTATATGGACTAGTATTGCTAACAGCATTTTCTCTAGTGTTATGAATAGAAAAAGTCGTATCGCTTATACGCCTTATAAAATAATCATTTTTTGTGTTAACTGCCGTAAAGCCAGTGCCAGTTTGCGGCAATGTTGGAACTCTTAAAAATTTAACTTTTGTGCCAGTTACAATAGAAAAGATATCGTTTATTGATCCAGTTTTAGCTTTAAGTGGCGTAGAATCAAACGTAAAATTGCTTGGAAGTGTAAAAGTTGAATTATTTACCGATATTCCAACGTCTGTTGTCGAGTTTGTAGGAATTGAAGAATCATCTACTCCAACGCGAATGCCAGTAGATAATAACTGTAGTGTAAGATCTTTACCATGCTTAAGCCCCATAACAGTACAGTTCACCATAGAAGATTCTCTATTATTCCAAACAACAACATCTTTGCAGCGGCCTAAACCATCAAAAGCAATATTTTTTACATGATTATACCCACGCTCAGAGTCGCTTTGCGGACCATCAAAACAGAAAAGGAACGGCATATCGGCCCCAGCAACAAAACGCCCAATATCTAGCGTCTGAACATTTCTCATTGGTTGCCAAGGCCCCTCTTGTGTGCTCAAAAGATTGACAGCTTGTTTATCAATAAATTTTGGAGTATCAAATCTAATAGTTGCTCCAGCGGGGAGAATAATGCTGTCACCATTTTGCACCAATGCCCACAAAGCATCCCATGCGGCATCAGACGCACTAGACGGTACTGTTCCATCATAAGTTATAGTAAATTTCACCGGTAGTGACGGACTATCTAAGCGCCACTCTTTTTTCCCAAAATCAATAAGACTTACCCAAGCACCATTAACATATGACTCAATACTTCTATTTGTAGTATTGTATATAATCATACCATTTGTCGGAGTTAAAGTTTCACGCTGGGAAGTTGTAAGTCTGTTTACAATAAACGCTTTATCCGTATGCTGAAGATCTAAACTTGCAAAACTATTAGGTTTCGTATCAATGGTTACCCCACCAATAACAACCTGTCCTTGAAATTGATTTAGATACTGACCTACTTGCAACCCCCATTTTTCGGTGCCGCTAAGATTATTAATCAAGATTGCAGTCATATTATCTATACCACCAACTGCACCATCATTATTAATATATAAACCAACAGAATTTGTTATTCTAGTTGCACTATTTGGAGAAATTTTAATCTCTCCACCATAGACAATTGGGTTGGTCAATATACTGCCAGAGTCGCCAACTAAGCCATTTGCAGAAATAAGCAATCCGCGAACGATATATGGCGCAATTGTCGAAGGTTGAGATGAAGAAATAAGATATAAAGTATTTGTATTTATTGTTGGAGAGACTCCAGGTGAAGATGGCCCTCCACTACCAGAATTCCCTAATTTTGGAGAACTTAAAACTTGCAATGCACTGTAATCACTAGTAGAACTAATTGTCGGTTTACCTTCAACTAATAGCGCAGAAGCCGAATCTGTACCAACAACTTCAAGTTTCGAAGTTGCATTAAAATCTTCAGCAGTCGCCGCAGCTTTCCACAGCGTACCAGCCACATGCTCTCTGGCCGAAGACCCCTGTACGCCGCGAATACATGTAACCCCAGTACTACCATTAGTATGAAACGTTATATCGACTATCTCTGGCTCACCGGCATCTCTTCCAGGGTCAAGAGTAATAAACATTCTCTGAGATGCTGTGATGACAGGCAGGTTTACAAACGCTGATGACTCTAGCGTTTGCACGTTGGCGTCTATAGCTTGACTTAATGAACCTTTTAAAAAATTTTTTCTGACTCTTTGATTAGCCATGATCAACCAAAAGCCACCCAGTCTACATTGCCACTTGTCACAGTAAACTGATTAAAATTTCCCCAAATTTCTTCATATCCACCACGCGCAGCAGTTTCAATCTGAACCGAGAATTTTCCAAACTTAACTACTGCCGACCCAGCCGTTGCGCCAGTAGAACGAACTTTAATCAACTCAGTTGATGCCCCAACGTTTATTACCCCACTAGCGTTTGCACCAGAACCTATAATATTCATTATCTCTCCCTTATGTTTCCTTCATCTTGCCGCTGCCCGCGCTCTGCGTTTATTCCAGCATCATTCATATTTGTAGCATTACTTCCATTGTCCTGCCCAGAAAGCTCTGGGCTACCCGCCTGAGCATTGGTATTGCCGACTGGCGCTCCTGGGTCGCCTTGAGGCGTTTGCGCTTTCCCATTAGCGGCAAACTGCCTATCAGCTTGTTGCAATCTCTCTTTATCCATCTGTAGCTTTGCCTCAATCGCATATGGCAACATATCGTCTCCGCCAATAACTGGCACTTCACCAATTTTGGTCCTGACTTCATTTGGAGAAAGTACTTTAAGTCGAAGATATCTATCGTATATTCTTGACTTTGTATCTTCATCAAGAATATCAAGAGAGTTAAATTTAATCAAGAATAAATCGCTAAGTTCTTTAACAATTCTATTAATTCTTTTTTCAATAATAACTTGATCTGGCCCTATAACTTGAGACTTAAATGTTTTATCCGCATCTCTTGAGATAGCAAGGTTACCATTTTCCATAATTCCAATTTTAGTCGGTGGAACACGTAAGGCAGATACAGTATCATCTCTGTTTGACTTGCGATAAATGTCAAAAGATCCTTCTTGAACATTATTTTCAAGAGCCTTAAATTCTATATCAGCTTTTTCCCCACCCATAATATTAGGCAACGGAATAACTAACGTTCCATGATTTTTGCCCTTTACTTCTTTGCGAAAATAATTAAGAATTTCTTTTTTAGACTTTTCACTTAGTTTTACTCCACGCATAATAATAGCATATCTAGGAATTGCTTTATTTTCAAAATAATCAATATTATATTCTTTTGCAAATTTACTTCCAATAATGTCTGCCATCGCAGATACTGTCGGAGGAATCCCATAATAACTATTATTTGGAGAATAAAGTTTAAAGTGTAAAACTTCGTTGGGATTTGAATCCCTATTTATAGGATCTTTTGTTTCTTTGTCTCCAAAATTTCTAAAAAAAACATGCTTATTATAAACAGATTGTACAAAACCATCTCTTAATCTTCGTACTCTCATATGCGTGGATGGAATGTGCCCAACATAGCCAATCTTTCCAGAAACAGTACGACCAATTTCTAAATATCCATTACCAGTAGTGACCGCATCCATCCACACTTTAATCATAACTTCTGTGAATGATTCTTCCTCGTTAAAGGATTCAAACATTTCATCCAAACGCATACGCTCTCTTTGATGAAATGTACGAACCTTGTCCAAAGAATCTTCTTTGCCAATAGCACGCTCAATCTGCTTCTTCGCTTTCATAGTTGGCTCCCAAGACCAACCAAGGGCAACAGTGTTCATCACCCTTGCATCTACAGACGCGTGAACAATTGAAGAATCATCATAAATTTTTGCAAGAAGCTCAATATTAAATGGAGGCTCTACCGCATCAAATAAATAGTATCCAGTGACCTCTTCTGGAACTAAATACTTTTTCTCTGCACCCTCTGTTCCACGAAATTTTTTTTCAAGCTGAGTAATTAGCCTTTGATAAGACTTTACTTTAGAAGGATCAATTTTTTTATGAAATGGATCACTAAGCGATGATTTAGTGACCGTCTCATTATAAAAATTTAAACTATGGTCACTATATATATCATCAACATAAACAATATATGTGTCATCCCCTAAATCTGGAGCCTCTTGCATTCCTAAAAATTCCACTATTTTCCGCCGTAAACCTGACGGTACGCATCTACCTCGTCAGGAATTTTTCCGCTAATAAGCCTTGAATACTGATCATCTAATTCGTCAGATGTTATTTTTCGAGCATTGCGAACCCAATATGGTTTTCCATTAAATTTATCCATCATCCAATATTTTGCAGCCTTATGCATTTTTTCTTCCACAGAAGGTGATCCAATAATACCTTCCATCGAAAGATACCCGTCTCCATCAGACAAAAACCCATCTTTGGTTTTCCAAACGCAAACGCCAAAAAACCCTTCAGGCACATAAGAAGTTCGCAAATTCTTTGTCATAGCAAGATTATACTATATTTACCCTTACGGACGCAAGTTTCTTTCATCAATTTCGGTCTTTGATAACCTAACAAGGTCAAACTTATGATTAAACAATGTATTTTTAAGAAAATCTATATCTTCTTGCGATATATTTTCCCAATCTGGTACAGATTGATCCGCTAATTCAAACAATTTTTCACAAATAATCTTTCTTGGCTCATAAACATTTGATTTTTGCAAATAATTTTTTACTTTTATCAATAAACCAGATAAACTTGAATCGCAAAGTTCTTCTGCGCCAAGATACTCTGTAATAAATTCTTCTGAGCCTTGTAACTCTACAACAAAATAAGAACCGCCATCGTGTAAAATATTTATTTTTTGAAAATCAGATCTTGGAAACCCTAATGGAAAGTTATTACTTTCAATTAGGATTGGTCCACGCATTAAATTGTGGTCCAGCCAAACACCCTCTCTTGCTACTCCAAAAATGGTAGGCACGAACTCCTCCTTGTCTTCCTAATTTCTTGAAACAAAGTTAACTTTAAACATTCATCACAATAAGAAATAATTGTTGGATTAGGATTTATCATTCCATACATAATTATTTCTTCTTCACAATTTTCGCACTTATATGTTTTTTGAGTTTCGTATGTCATTAATTAAATCTCGCAAGAATCACTGTCGCAGAATTTGACATCAATATCGTGTCCATTAATCAATCCCCAGTCTATTGGCTTAATATTACTTATCATTTGCTCATATTCATCTTTAGTAATTGCTTCATACGGCATCTGCTCATATGAAGACTGCTCAGGGAAGGGCAGTAACGAAATAGACTTTAATTGACTATCATAGGCAGATAGTAAATCTACCACCGCCTGCCTATCCTTTTCCTTGTCAAAAGTGATCGTTGCTGAGACACTTTGGTCAGCCCAAAACTTTTGCAAAAGAACGGCAATGGAGAATTTCTCACCAACAGATACTTCACGTTCTGTAGGGATATCATCGTCTCCCGCTACAGGGAATTCGACAATTGTTGTCATCGGTTCATACTTAGCTTGCTCCGTTTTGTACCCCGCCTCAATTAGTGGAGCAAGAAGCTCAGAATCGTCACGGAACCGCATACGACGAATATAATAACGATACGTTGGATAATGAACGCCTGGAGTAGAGCCACTCAATAGACTCATAGTTCCAGAAGGCTTCACTACAGTCAAAGAAATGCTCTCGCGAATGCACAACCACTCAGAGTAAACAGTATCATACTTCTTCAATGTCTTGTATCCGTCGGAAAGCCAGTGAATAAGTTCCCGTTTCCCACGACGAATAGCAAACTGCACAAGTCCAGATGGGCCAATCCCGATCCGGCGATTTCTCAGAGAAACAGCGTTTGTACCCTTCCAGTGGGTAGGGATAAGTGTTACAGCCTTTGCGTAAATCAAAGCATATTTTAGTGTCCTTTGAAACTCTTCAATTGTTGCGTGACGCTCAGGGTATACCTCAACTAAGTTGCAGGTTTCCATATCTTCAAGAGTCGCTTCGCCACAATTATGAACATAAAGACCATTAGCATCAAAAGCATTGATCCCAGGAACCTGAACATCATAAACCTCTTGCTCACCAACGCTCTCTAGGGACAAGAAGGTTGCTTCAAATGGCTTATTGTAAAAATCACGTTTCATTGTATCGACAAGGCTATAGTATTTGTCGCTTTTTTCTGAATTTCCAAAACCAACGTATTTCATAAAACGTGGACAATCTGTAGAGATAATAAGACGCCAATTCGTAGATGTGTAGTATTCTTTCAATCCACCATTGCCATCCGGCATTTC